AAGTTTGCTTTATCAAAAAATGGCATAGGATTTGTTAATACATCTCCATCACGAATAGAAAATGGTGCATCGTTAGAAGTACGCTCATAAAAATGTAATGCTTTATTTTCATCAACGTACCATACTGCGTTTGTGTATTCAGATAAAGTTCTCATCGCTCTATCTCCATTGACATAGTTAAAGACCATCTGGTCAACAAATGCTAAATCATCTATTGTGCCAGCGGTAATACCTTCTGCGCTAAATACATTATTAATTAAATCTCTTACAATATCTCCAGCAGTAGAGTTTGTATATCCACGTGCAACAATTCTTTTGTCAATAAAGAAATGATTATCTGCACATTGTAGTTTCCAGATTCTTTGTGTTGGACTAATAAGCTGCGCTACTGGTTTAATAATTACACCTTTAAATGCTACATCTCCATTAGTATCTGTAACTTGAACTGATTGAAATGGTTCAAAATTGTAAAAAGAACCGCCATCTTTACCATCAAAAATATGTATGATTGCACTTGACCTACGCTCTGCGTTATCATCAATTATTAATTTGTTTTCTAACGCATCGTAATTAGTGCCACCGATTGTAACTACAACACTCATTAAATTACTCTAAATCGATTGTTAACTTGTAATCTATCGTTAATTTCTTTCATGTTTCTATCTGCTCTTGCTTCAGCATCTAACGATGAATCTATGTATATTTTATTTTCTACTGTTGGTGCAAGGAATTGTTGTACCGCAGAACTTCTTAATGCTGCTTGGTCTGCTAAATCTAACATAGGTAATAGGTTCTTTGCAGTATTAGATAAAGCTGCATTTTCTATTGATGTCAAATTAATACCATTTGCATTTGCCATACCACTACTTAAATTTGCGCCACCTAATAATGATTTTATTTTTGTATCGTTTTCTGTTTTTAGTCTATCTCCACCGCCAGAATCGTTAGAAGAATTATCATCGTTATTACCACCGCCACCGCCAGAATCGTTAGAAGAATTATCATCTAAGAATTTTTTATCTTCATCAGTTAACATACTTGAAAATGGTTTTATATTTGATATTCTGTCAAAAGCGCTAGTATCTAGTCCTAATGATTTGAATAGTGCGTTAATGCCAGCGGTATCTAATCCTAACACTCTAGCTAATGTTGACCTTGCTTCACCCATTACTGCCCTATCTTGTGCGGTAAGTAATGCAGCTTCCATACTTAACTTAGCTTCTGTAAGTTCTAATCTCTCTGCATCTGTATCGATTGCAGCTTCGTTTCTTGCAACTGCTTGTGTTGCTATTTCAGAATCTAATTTTTTCATTTGTTCTGATGCTTGCATATAAGCACGTGTTGACATAGTGGAGTTATTTATTGCATCTGCTAAATTCTGTTGTACGTTAGCAAGTTCTATTGTTACATCTTTAGAAGTTGCTTGTCTATTTTTTAATTCTTCTAATCTAAATTTTTGTTGTTTAATATTAAGTTCATCTCGTGCATCAGCTTCTTCGCCTTTTTCATCTCTTTGCATAATTGCATCAGCTAAATCTAATTCAGCAGAAGCAATTTCTAATTTAAGGTCTAATCCATCTTGTTGTTGTTTTAATAAACCTTCTTCTTCTTTTTTAAGTTTAGATATTTGCGCTAGTTCTAACGCAGTCTGGACTTCGCCTTTACCAGCTTCTTCGTTAATAATCTTTTGTAGTTCAGCACGCTTTGCATAAAGTTTATTAAGTTTTTCTTGTTCAGCAGCTTGTCTGCCTTCAATTTCCATAACGTTTTGTATTGCGTTGACTAAACCTAACATCGCAGCAATACTTTCGTTAGCTATTGCGTTAGCGTTTAATCTTTTTTGTGTATTCTCATCTAATTCTATTGAGTTCTTTTGTAAAGCATCGGTGTTCTCTTCTGTAGAATCTGTAAATCCATCTGTACCACCTGTAGCAGCGCCAGTTGCGTGTTCATAAGAGTACATTTTATAAATGTTTGAAGTTAGCTCTCCTTCTAAAAGTCTGATTTCTTCAGCAACTCTTTCTATGCCAGTTTCTAATTGCCATGATTGAAAACTTGCTGCTTTTTGTGCTTCTAAATTTTCTAACTGTGCTTTTTTAGCAGCAATAGTTTCTCTTATTTCATCTTGTCTAGCTCTACTAAATCCAAAAGCTGCTTGTGTCATATCATCGTAAACTTTTTGTTGTTCGATTCCTACATCCTTACCTTCTTGTAAAGCTATGTTGTAAGCTTCTTGTGGTGGAACTCCAGCTGCGATTGCTTCGTTTAATCTAAAAATAATTCCTTCAGCAGTTTTAGCAGAACGTAAGTACTCTTCTTGTCCAGCAGTCAATATACCAAATGCGTTCATAACAAATTCTGCTGCGCCAGCTAATGCTTCTAATAATGGTATAAGTGTTACATCCAGAATTGCGATTATACCTTTTAGTGATAATGATAATGAGTTAGCAAATACGTTAGCCAGTAATTGAACTATAGGTGCAAGTGCTTCAATAATATCATTGAGTGGTCTTACCGCTGGCATAACTGCTTGCAAAATTACTGATACTAAGTCAGCAAGTGAACCCATTACTGTTTTAAATGCTGGCATTAAAGCTCTTACTGTTGGTATTAGTTCTGAAAATAATGGAAGTAAGTTAGCGCCAACTTCTGTCTTAGCTTCTTTAAACTCTGCACGTAACATACGCATTTGGTTTGCAGCGCCAGCAGCTTCTCGACCTAACTGACCTTTAATATGACCCATCTTCTCTTCAATAAGAATTAAGGATGCGGAAGCTTTTTCTTGGTCTGTTAGTAATCCTACTGCTGCTTTACCAGTTAGGTTCATCGCTTTTTGTTCGATTTCAGTTTGTCTAAGCACGATACCCATTGATTTAAGCATTTCACGCTCTCCTGTTAATGCTTTGGTTATTGCCTGTGCTGGAACTACTGCGCCTTCTTGAATATTCATAAATGCTGCAAGGTCGCCAGATAAACTTAAAATGTTTGTGGACATATTAGCAGCAGCATCTGAAGTGAAGCCCATACCTTGAATAATAGAACCAGTTACCGCCATTTGTTGTTGCATCTCTGCTCTGGTCATACCAAAAGCATGTGCCATCTGATTTACGTAACGTGTAACTTCTTGTGTTGCACCACCAAAAGTAATTTCAAAAGCAGCTGCTGATTCTTGCGCTTCTAATGCAAGATTAGCCATTTCCATAGTTACATCAGCTACTGCTTTACCTACTGCAACAACTGCTGCTACTTTAAAAGCTCTACCTATGGTTTGACCAAATTTGTTTACTGAATTAGCGCCTTTATCTAAATCTTTTTGTGTTTTCTTAGCTTCATCGCCAGTTTTATCGATAGCTTTAGTTGCTTTGTCGAAAGATTGTTTTGCTTCATCTCCGAAGTCATCAGCGGATGCAGCAGCTTTTTCTAAATTCTTTTTAGCTTCTTTTAATGCAGATTCAAAATTCCTATCATCAACTGTAAGTATTGCGTTAAGTTCGCCAACTGTTAAAGCCATTAATTAATCCCCAAACTGTTGTTTAAGAAATCTATCCAGTTGCTTACTTGATGTAATTTCTGTCTGTCCACTTTGTACTTTCTGTTGTTCATATTTATGCAATTCTACTGTTACGCTTGCGCTGCTTAAACAATTATATAACAAAATGAACCTGCGCCATGACATGCCAGCTTTTAATTCTGACATTAAGTCTATGCGGTATTCTCTTTGAAAATCAGCTTCTATAGATGTCCAGTTACTAAAGAACTTTTTTACTTGTCCTTGTCGGATGTGCTTTTCTGCTGCGCTTTCACTTTTGGGTCAACACCACCGCCTACTAATCCATATCTTTCAAGAATATCTTGAAGTACATCATTTAATTGTGGTAATGTCATCCCTTTGTTAAGCCAGTCATCTATTACTTGTTTGCTAAATAAAGCGTTTAATAATCCGCCTATATCGTTAGCACCAAGTTGTTCATCTGCGCCTTTACCTGCTGAAATTTTAGTAATTTCCAACATGAACGCAGCAGAAATAGTCGCTGGTATCTCATAGGTAACACCAAATATTTTATATTTGATTGGTTCTTCTTGCTTCTCTGCCCATGCAGCATCGAAG